CAAATCCTATTGCATATATGTAAAATGCAAAATTTAAAAAACTAGAACTGAAAAGTAAAGCTGAAATCATCTGTAATCCCACATATAAGAACGGTCTCCGTACTCATCAGTATGCCATACATCACCATCTTTGTCAACAAAAGATGAGTCCTCTAGACCAGTTTCAATAAATCCGAATGGTGCCATGTCCTGTTCGATTTGATTTTTTTGCTCTTCATATATTCTTTTTCGTATATCATTATCAGTCATCTCTTTGAAATATTCTTGTGCAACTAACCACGCAAAGAGAACTAAACACATTGCTAAGTCATCATTACAACCTTCCTCTGCTTCAAATGAATTATGTTTTTGAGTAAAGGTTGTTAATTCAGATATTATTTCATAATCACAAGTAAGTAATTTATGATCCTCAATCATAGTTTTCAGGTTACTACAACCAAGTTTTTTCACAGCAGCTGTGGTTCTTACACCAAGTTGTGTTTTCTTTCCTGAAAACCCTTGACCAACAATTTGACCATTTCGACCTCTCATCGACGCCATAAGCAGGTTTTCATACTCTAAATCATACTGTAATATGCTGGCAACCTGATCCCCAATGTCATTTACTTCAACTAATATGTAAGAATTATTATATCCCTTTGCAACATCTAATATTATATTTGGAAACAACATTGGTTTTATTTCGTTGTTTCGATACTTTGCTACTACCTTATATGGAAACTGAGTAACATCAAAGACAATAAATGCAGAATAGTCATTTCCAAGTCCTCTTGCTACATCAACTGTAACTATGTAATTATGATCTTTTTGTGGTTTTTCGTAAATATCTAAACCTGCATTTCGGGTAAGTGGATTATCATAGACCATATTTTTTAATATGGATGGTGCTATGAGTGTGTTAACAGATCCTAGAAACTCACATTCAAACTCAACTCTGAATTGTTGCTCTGATGTGTTTGCAATAGTTTGCTCTTTCCAAACAGCATCTCTACCTGGCACCTCACTCCAATGAACATCAGTTGGTACATACTCATTCTTTCCTCTCTCTGCATCGTGCCAATATCTGTAAAAGTGATTCATCCCGTGAGGGGTAGATACCATTATGACTTTGGTGTTTTTACCAGAAGTGATAGTAGGATATACTGAGGCAAAGAATGACTCAGCAATATGATTAGGAACAAAGGCAAACTCGTCCAGAAAAAGAATGTTGAAAGACATACCTCTAACTGCACTTGCAGAGGTAGATGCCGCCAGTATTTTAGATCCATTTTCTAACTCCAAACTTCCTTTATTCCAAGATATTATACCCTGTTGCATCCATTTAGGCAAATTCTCATATGCAGTTTGCAATCTACCTAATAAATCACGGGCAGTTGCTGCTTTGTTTGCAAGGATACCAATGTTTGTACTATCATTGAAAACAGCATAATGTAAAAGATATGATACAGATGTAGTAGATTTACCCGTCTGCCGAGGCATCTTACATATGTTGAAACGGTTTTCATGGAAGTTCTTAATTAACTTTTCTTGAAAATCATAAGGATGAAACTGAGTTAATCCTTCATCAAGAGAAACAATTTTAATATATTTTTTTGCAAAATAAACAGGATCATTTTTACATTTAATAAACTCAATGACCTGCTCCTCTGTAAATTCATGAGGAGTATTTGCTTTTTTTAAATTAGGATTACCAAGGTATACATTATCAGTCATAACTTATCAGCAATTCCAACGTCTACGTGCTTGTCTTAATCTACTATTCGGATCTTTTGCTGCTTTTGGAAACTTCTTCATTTGTCCTGCACTTCTTGCACAATAACTTTTTCTACGATTAGCTGCTTTACTACCTTTCTTCAACTTAGATGGTTTTGTTGTAACAGCAGTTTGTAATTTAGAACCAGGATTTCTACGACGATATGCTTCAACACCTTTCTTCGTCATCCCAGCACCTGCTTTTGTGGGTCTTTTGTGTCCTGACTTGACACTCATCCCTTTCATATCATCTTCTTGTAACTTTTTTGAGTCGTCCTTACCCTCATAACCTAATTCATTTCTCCAATCTGAAAACTCTTCTTTCTTTACACAATTATTGTATCTCTTACCAAACATTATCTTAGTGCCTTTCTTTTCATATCCTGGCCAACACTTTTGACCTTTTTTCTCCTCTAAGTTATATTCTTCTTTCTTTGTGCTATTACCCCAGTTTGCAGCACCTACCTTACGACACTTAACTAATGCACCTGATGCATATGCACTTGGCCAGACTGAATATCTTGACTTAACTTTATGATAGCAAGCATCTTTTGTACCACTACCTTTACCTTTCTTATCTTTAACTTCACTTAATACTATCTCATCACCAACTTCTACATTATTTTCAGTAAACCAACCACGATTTGCTTCGATTGCAAATAATACCTCACCGTCTGATGATACTGGTAAAAGAGTATGTGGATTCAATTCTTTAATACTTTCAATAGTTCCATCTTCTTTAACAAATGCAACATCTAGAGGAATACGAGTATTCTTCATATGGAATGAATGTTGACCAACTTCTTCAAATATAAAAAGCATACCCTTGTCAATGTCTAAACTCTCACGGAACATAAGTCCTAGTTTAAATCTCGCATTGTCTTTTGGTATTTCAACATGTAAAGGTAAATCAATATATCCCTCACTTGTTGTAGTGGTATGTTGTTCGTCAGGTACGTTTTTCATAAGATTTTTTTTCATCTCTTTTTTTGAAATTTTAGGACCACCAATTGGATCACCATACTCATCTCTTTTCATTTCTTCGCTCATTTTCTTTTTTGGTTTATCAGTTGAAACATAAGTTGGTTTTGCAGCACCTGTTTTTTCTGCTTGATTAGGATCAGCAGCTCTTTTTCTTCTTTGTGCTGATCTACGTTCTTTTTCAGTCATAGATGCCCTCTTTGCAGAAGATACACATTTAGGTGTTGATTTTTGTCCCTCTGCACGAGCACATGGTTTCCCTGATACTACTTGAACCCAACCTGGTTTTCCACCTTTTGATCTAGATCCTTTGAACCAATTATGAAGTGAACCCTCTTTTATTGATTTCTGAAATGCTTTTTTAACTTCAGACACACCAATAACATCAATCACTTCCGCAAAAGTTTCTCCTTTTGAATCTTCGATAGTAACAGAATCACTCATTAGAACTAGAATTCTCCTTATTATTTAGTATTCCTTGTTTTAACATCTTTGATAATTCTGATGTTGAACCTACAAAAAGTGCGTTGTTAGTTACATTATTAGTTGTCTGCTTCTTATCTTCATCTACCTCTTTTACTTTCTTTTGAAGATCCATTAATTTATCAGTGGTATCTGCAACTGATTTTATAATTTGACCTGCAACTTCATATGCCCTTGCACTACCACCTTCACCAGCAACTTCTAATATACCATTAAGTGCTTCCTGACCTTTTTCAACTAACGAATATAAATTTGCACGAGTATAGTCATAGTCCTTCTTGACATCATCTTTAGTAGATTCCACCTTTTGTGGTTTGCTACTTGGAGTAACATCAATCGCACTGCTTGTGTTTAACGCTTTATCAATCGAATCATAGTTAGTCATGGTATTCATTAAATGTCTTTCTGTTGTGTTGGACTAAATGATCTAGAATCGTCGAATACTTCAATAATACCATTAAATCCAAAGTCATCATCTGGTTCAACAAGTAAATCGTCAGCTGTTGTTAATACATCAATTGATGCTCCTTCAATGTGAGTTGCAGCAACACTTTGATACCCACGATTTACGGTAATTGTGTTTGCATCGACGATTTCTTTAATTTTCATTATTTCTTTATCTATAATAATTCTCATGCCAGAGGATAATGCAAGAGTAGATGTAACATCAAATCTTGTCTTAGTTTTAGATAAATCAGTTCTTAATACAGTTGTATTATCATTATCATAATCTTTAAGTGCTTGAGGAGTAGCAGAGTATCTTAACTCTCTTCTAGCATTTTCAGTATCAACAGATGCATGATAATCCACTTGAACTTTCTTGATAAGACCTTCACTAGAATCAGATACAGGACCAAAGAGATAAGTCTTAGCAGTAAAGTTTAGTGTGTATATAAGTGCTCTTCTTGTTGCAAAATCTCCTTCATAGTCATCTTGAAATGAAATATTATCTAATACAATTGGAACATCTCTTTTTTCTCCAATTACACTTACCAAATCAATGGTAACGTTAAAGGATGGTTGAAAGTAAGGCAATATTTGTTCAATAATTTGTAAAGCATCATCATTTAATTTGACAAGAATATTTAATTCAAAACTTAGATTATAAGGAACTGGCATAAAAACCTTTCTAAGTTTACTACCATCAGATGCTTTGAATGTTTGTGTTATTCCACCTTTTCTTGTTGCGTCATATGCAATATTAGTTGTTTCAAATGACATTCTTGGTAATGTAATCTGAACCGCACGATTTAAATCTGGTTGTTGTTCTAATCTTGCTAGGAACTTTTGCATTGGTCCGTACGCAAGAGGAACTCTCATGTCACTTGTTTCTTTTCCTGCACCATCTCGATGACGAATATGAATATCATTAAAGATAGTACCAAAAGCAATTATGGTTTTTCTGAGTATTTCGTGATAATAGTATTGTCCTAACATTAGAATGTACCGAATGGATTACCCTCTGAAAAATCAATTATATCATCTGCTTCCGATTCGATGATTTCATTTGATTCAAAGGTTGTGTCTTGATTTTCTTCACTGAAGAAATCTAAAGCATAATTTGAGAATACAGTAGATCCAAATGAAACTACAGTTGTTACTCCAGTGGTATTTAACGTAGGAGAACTTATAGTGACTGTACCAGCACCAATACTTGTAACAGTTGTGCCAGATCCTATAACAGGAAGTTGACCAAATTTGACTTGATCTAACTCCTGATTCAAAGTAATATTTGATGTATTAATACCTGTTAATACACTTGTCTTAGCACCTATGGTAGCAACAGTTGTTAAACCAACTACAAAGAATAAAGATTCCAATGCTTGTATTTTTTCACCAGGTATAAACGCAGCTGATGTTGTACCAATACCTACATTTGATACTTTGAGTATTCTTGTATCAGTATCCCATTCTTTAACAGTTGCTCGAATACCAGATGACATCCCTTGGACGAGTTCACCTCTTTCAAAATTACCAACACCTGTATTTAAAGATGGATTTGAAATAACTACAGTTGGTGCAACAGTATAACCAATACCTGCATTTTTAACAAATATATCAGATATTGTATTATCTGCTAGTATATTAACTTCAGCAGATGCTGGAGATATGCTTGCTCCTACAATTGAAACTGTTGGAGTTGCAGCATAACCAACACCATTATTTGATATGGTGAAATCTACAATACCGAAATCTGTGCTTTCAATTGCAGCAGTTGCTGCAGCACCTACCCCACCTCCACCAGTGATCGTGACCAATGGTGGCGATGTGTAGCCAATACCTGCATGTGTTAATACGATTCTATCAATTGAGAATATTCCTGCTCTTTGAGTTGTTATCGCAACAGCAGTTGCATTCACGTTACCTGCACCAAAAGGAGCAGTTGATATCGCAACATTTGGTGCGCTTGTATAACCACTACCATCATCATTTAAAACAATCTCTCGTACGTATCCTTTACCTGCCACATTTAATTGTGCGTTTGCAGTAGCAGTAGTCCCAGATCCTATTAATTGAAGTGTTGAAATATATCCAATATCCTCAAGTTGAGAATCAATGTCATCAATACCAGTGTCAATAATTTCATCTTCATATTCAAAGAGTTCACACTTAAGTTGATATACATAATTTTTTCCTAGTTGATAAAAGGGGTCTTCATGTTCTACAAACTTGACTTCAAATAATCTTGTACCAAGTGGAAAAAATATTATGTCACCCTCACGAGGTCTTGATGCTAATTCATAATCCTCATCTGCCTCTAAAAATGGTGATATAAAATCTTCAAATCTTTCTTTTGAGATTGTGACTGTAAGTTCATCTCTTAAACTCACACCAAATTTAGTCATGATGTCTCCTTGACCACCATAACCCTCATAGGTATTCACATATGCTTCCAATAAAAAATTATCGTCAAAAGCAGATGATTGAACTTCTTTAATTATTGTTTGTTTTCTTACAAATTTTCTAGGGATATAAGTTACTTCTACACCAAAAATTTTTAGGTGCTCATTAATTAAATCCTGAGTGAGTCTTTGCTCACTTTGAGATCCTTGTAGAAAAAAGGGATTTAATGCCATGAATCATCAACCTATAAAATCAAGAGGAGGTAACTCATGCTCTAACATCATTTTTTCTCTTATTCTTTCTATTTCTCTTTCCGCATCATCATATATTTCACGACCATTCAATTCGATACCACCTGGTAATTTAACTCCTCTAAACTTAATCAAATTTTGTCCCCATTGTCTTTTTATCAAAGCAGTTAGATATAATTTAACAAAATAATCATTATAAACTTGAGTAAATGACTCAGGATCTAAAGCTCTAAAACAATCAATAACTAAAAATTCACCTTCTTCTTGTGAACCCCAATCAATATCTAAGTATAATCTATCTTGTCTTTTGTTAAATCTTATTTGTGCCTCTGGTGTAAGTAAAAAATCAATATCCTCAAGACGAGTTTTTGTCATGCTATATTGTAAAAGTTCAAGAGAATTAAAGTAATATAAGTCATTCAAAAATAACTGATATTTAATACTAAACATACTACCAGATATTGAACTTGTATCAAATTTAAATATTTTATTAACACCTACAACAGACTCTGGTATTTGTAAAAAATTTGAATTTTCATAAAAACTGGTTGATGTAGTTCCATATCCTGGTATATTAGTGGATGTAGTAGTAGTTGTCACAATACCAATACCTGTAGTTCCACCACTCTCAGTGCCTCCATGTGCAAGAGGTCCTATCCCTCTATCAATATCACCCCTAGTAATTTTATATTTGAGATACATTCTTTCAACACCATCCATATGTCTTTCGTTGAAAAGTTGTATCGCATCATCAACCAAGTCATCTACTTGATCATCATCTACGTTTATTTCCAATACAGGAGCACCCAACTTCCTAAAACAGTAGTCTATTAATTGTTGTCTAGTTGTTGGTTTTGCCATCTTCTTCTTCTATTTCTGCTAATAGATTTTCGTATTTTTCTTGAAATTCAAGTTTTTCTGTCATTAATTCTTTTTGTGCATCTAAATGATCTTGAACAATCGTTTGTAATTTTGCTTCAAGAAGAATATTTTGGTTAGTTAATGTAGAAATCTTTTGATTATAGATTTTTATCAAAGTAGTCACATCAACATCATTATTTTGTGCCATAGTTTAAAAAGTTCCTCCATCAAGGGTTGTTGTCCATTTTGGTATGCCAGAGGCATTTGTAGTTAATACAAAGTTAGAAGTGGTTATACCAGCAGCCGTGCCAGCAGCACCAACTTGCTTACCTGTGCTATCAAAGTAAACGATACCATTTCCAGTTGTGTCATAGTCACCGTTTTGGAAATATATTCCTTTTATATCTAGGAAACCTTTTGTACCACTTACAAGATTATTTACAATTGTTGCTTCAGGAATATAAGTAAATGATCTTTCTGGTGCATTACTTGCATCACCACCTAAATCATGGTATCCAAAGAATCCTGTTTTCTGATTACCAGCACCTGAACTAGTATTATAACCAAACGCTACACCACGGTCAGTGTTTGTGTCAACATTTGCGGTAACTTCTAATTGTGTTGTAGTAGCAATACCACCGACTTGAACAGCATTACTAATTGTGACTAGTGCTTCTCCTAAGTCATAAGTTGAAATTGTAGTTCCAGATGCTATGTTTGTTCCAGCAATGCCATCTCCAGTGTTAATACCAGCAGTCGTGTCAAGTTTGATTGTGCTTACACCAGCAAGTGCTGTCATCATCACAGTTCTTGTACTGGTTGTAACACCTAAATTGATGATTGGGTCATTTAGATTAACTGTGAATGAATCGACTGTTGTGGTTGTACCATCAACTTGTAAGTCACCTTTAACAATAACAGTTCCCTCATTACTTAAACCATCAGGGAATGGGTCAATATATAATAAATTTCCATGTCCCTGTTTAGTTGAAATAATATTCGATGAAATACCAACACCACCTATTCTTGCATCAAGAGCAGTCAGTGTCCCTCCAGTTTGGAAGATATCACCTTGGAAAGTTGATACACCAGTAACTTTAAGGTTACGCATTGTTGCTTCATCAAAGAAGATATCATCTGCTACATGAAGATCTCCTCCAACAAATAAGTCACCAGTTGTTGTAACTACACCAACAAATGTAGATACTCCAGAAACTTTTAAATTTGCACCTATATTAACACTCTTTTCTATACCAACTCCACCTTCGACTATAAGGGCACCTGTGTCCTTTGTGGATGAATCAGTCGTATCCTCCACTAAGACTGCTACACCACTGAGATATGCCCAATCTGCACCAGTTGGAGAAGATACCTCAACTCTATTATCACCATCCTCATCATATTCTATTTTTAAATCTTTACTATCACCAAAAGTAAGAAATGTATCATCTGGAATAATTACTTCACCTGCACCATTAGGTGATATGAACAAATCTCCATCAGTATTTGTTGTTGAAAGTACGTTTGAGTCTAATCTTAAATTATCTACGTTCCATTGATTTACTTTTCTATCACTGTCAAGAATAGCAACAAATCCTCTATCAGCTGAGGTTGGGTTACTTACACCAGCAATTGTACCAGCTGCATGCGCCATCAAGTCTGTGAAATATCTACCACCAACTACCTGTGGATTACCAGAATTATCTCCAACGAATAACCTATCACCACTATTCCCTTGTGTACCACCTCCACTCAGAGTTACACCAACTTCACCAAATTGTAAAGAACCTGGTGCCGAGGTACCAGTCGATCTTTTTACTCTTATAATACTTGCCATTTCTAGAAGCTACCTCCGTTTATGTCCAAATTCTGAGATGCACCTGGAGTTAATTCTAATGTTCCAGTCCACTGTTGTGTCGTGCTGTTGTATACTAAAACCATTCCATTTTGTGGATTACTTACATTCACATCACTAAGTTCACCAAGAGATCCTGCTGATGCACCAGATAATGAGGATGTAACCTTGATGGCATTTTTTTGTCCAACTCTGACTTTAATATCTGCCATTATTTTGTAACTCCCTCTCTAACTAGAACAGCACCCTCTAAAACTCTAGTAACTTCACCCGATGCATCTGTAATGAGAACATCGTACATGAATCTACCAGGTTTCAATGCTGCTGTCTGACTTGTTGTTAAACCAACTCTTATTCTTCCACCTTCCGCATTAATAATGGAGGTTTGAAAATTGGTTGCTGAACTACTGCCAGGATGTTTACGCATCTGTGCAGTTGCAGTGAAACCAGTCAAATCCGTAGCAGAATTAGTAGCTGCACTTTCCAAAGTAAATATTTGAGAAAATGTAGTTCCAGTATTAACAGTTAGATTACTTACATAAACTGCCATTTAAAAACAATATCAGGATTCTAGATATATTTATATTTCCAATAATCCCTCTATATATCTCGATGAGTGTTTATCATTTTGAAATCTGGATTATCAAAAAAGAATACCTGATTATAACGATACTCATCGTGAAAGTATTTGTCATTGCAAATGTCCATTCCGTGAGGAAACTTAAGTCCATCAAAAAATGCTAATCTATTAAACTTAGACTCAATAGTTTTTAATTTTTTATATTTTTCTTTTTTTACCCACACTGTTTTATGTTCATTTCCCAGTTCTCTTGCACTTTTATCATAAAAATCAGGTGAATATAGATTTGTCCCACATTCATCACTAAAATAAACTATACCATTATAACCACTATCTCGATGCGGCCACCAAACACAATTTTCATAATCATTAAAATCATGTTTAAAAAATTTATGAACATTTGTGATTAAAAAAGGATCATCATAAGTTTGTCCGCATAAACCTTGTAAAAATTCATAAACTGGTTTTAAAGCGTAATTATATTCCTCTGTCCTTCTATCTTCAAAATGAATGGTGTTATAAGATGGTTTTTGATCCATCTTCCATAGAGGAACCTCTCTATTAAATAAAAGATTAAAAACCTCATGAGGATTTTTATAAAAATCATCTACTATGAAAATAGTTGTATCTAAGAGATATTCTTTTTTTATTTTAATTTCTGGATTAATTTCAAACATTTCATAATTAAGAATAATTTATTTATTAACTATTTGCTTAAGCAAATTTTTTATTTCTTCAATGTCATCCTTCATCTTTTCTATCTCATTTTTTTGATTATTTTTTATTTTTTTTGTTTTTTTATACTGTTGATATCCAACTGTGTCAGTATTTATTACTGCACCACTATTTTCATCACGGTATAAATGTTTGTGATCTTTGATAGGTATCATGCTAATGCAATTGTTCTTAAATCTTTAAATCTTGGAGCTTTTGCTTCATTTGTTCCATTCATAACAATTTTTATCTTGTAACCTATGAATTCTTCAAGTTCATCAACACTAAATTGATATTCCTTAAATTCATCATCTACACTAGGAGAAACGAAAGCATCTGGTTTACCACTATTCTTAGATTTATCAATAATTCTGTCTCCAAAACCATCTCCATCTGTATCATCAAGATTATCAAAACCAGGAAATGCTGTGTAAGAAAGTTCTGTCTCAGTACCATCTGCTCTAACAAGTTGATAGAATGCTCTGAAATCTGCAGTCGCATCACGATTAGCAGATATTAAGAGTTTCAAAGAAGTAGCTGGATTTTTTAAATCAACTTGATTACTTATATAAACTGATGAGTGTGGATCACCAGATGATTGTTGAGATCTTCCGTCTTTAACATAATCTAATATTGGTTTATTCAATCTTGATCTCTTGTAAATAATAACACCATTTTGAATATCTATTACAGGAGATATATTACTATTATTTGATAATAGTTTTACACCTAAAGTAACTGACCTATTTAATGGTAAATCTGATAATCTATTGGTTTCATTGATTTTTGAACAAAGTAATCTAGGAGTAGATAATTCATTTTCATTATCAATTGCGATGTTTTCAAATCCTTGATCAATAAACGAAACCTCACTTCCACCAGCACTTGTTCCAGAGACAGTTCTAATTTGAGTACCCATGGTAACATCACTACTTGGAATCAATGTATTAAATTGAGGTATGATAGTATCGAATTGATAGTTTTGAGATGCAAATATATTATCACCACCAAGATTTGACTCATCTTTAAAACTAACTTGTGTGTCACCAGAATTTAAATTTTTTCTATTTAGACTCAAGTAGTAATTATCCATGTCTCTAAGATCATTTATTTCTTGACCCATTAATACCATACTATGGTCGGTATTAATACATCTTAAGTCAAATCCATTTAATTCATACTTGTTTGCCTTATCACCTGTTTCATGAGTTCTTGGTATTGTTCCGTCTACACCTCTTGTTCCTATGCCAAGTTGATTGGTTCCTATACTATTGTAGAAAATTATTTCATTGTTAATTTTAACATAACCCTGTGATGTAGATATTCCATTATATGTTACAAATTCAGATGTACTTGCAACTGATATTGTTTGGCCATCAACTGATAGTGAATCAGTTAGTAAGACTGGTATCGTATCGGGTTCTATATCTGCAAGAGTGACAAGATTATTATCAGCCTGCATTCCGTGATTGAAATGATTTACTTCAATAACATTACCTTCATATTTTGCATCATAAACTGCTGACGAAGTAATTTCTGTGCTACCGTATGATGTAGCAGTAGAACCCTCATAAACAACAATTGGTTGACCACTTGTAAATTCTTCACCCTGAACATTATTGAGGAAAAGCATACCAGTTCCATTTGTTGCTGAGACAGTTATTAAAGCTTCAGAACCTTTAGTTACATTACTTGTTGTTATACCTATGATATCACCAGCTGCGTATCCATTTCCACCTACATTACTTGTAATCGAAATTGATGAAACTTGTCCTGAACTATTAGTTGCGACAGTTGCGGTTGCACCCGATCCATTACCTGTTATGGCAAATAAAGGGACATTATTATAGGTTTGACTCGGAGTAAAACCTTTTCCACTATTAGTGATAGCAAGTGTGTTTATAGGACCACCTACTCTTTCAATATATCCATGAACTGCAGTAGCAGACGTAGAATCACTTACTTTTACACCCTCACCTAATTTTAATATAGATGATGCATGAGTGGTTGTTTGGATACCTACTTGTAATTTTCTTGGTAAAGTTTTTATTGAATTTCTTTTCAGTCTTTCAATATTACCAGATCTGGTATCCATTTCAGAATTATAGAAAAATACAGTTCCTTCAGTTGATGTGAAATTAGCTTTATATAATCTAAATTTCATGTCTTCATATTGGCTAGCAGTCCAAATACTACCATTCTGTGATTTAAATAAACTTCCACCAACATATTGTTTTGTTACAACAACAGATTCAGCATCTGGTAAAGTTTGTGTGTTAACAGTTTTATCACCCATACGTGATATCCAAACTTCATAATTAATTGATTGGGTAACTCCAAGAACTAAAGCATATTCTAAATTAGGTTCCAAAAATACTGGTGATGGGAAAGTAACTCTTGTTGCTACCTCACCATTATTTGAAGTGGTGATTTGATCAGGACTAACAACTGCACGAGCAAAATCTTGAACTAATTGTGTTGTAGGAGTTCCGAATTCAGTTGTTCTAATTTCTACTGTAAGATTTTCTGTAGGATCTTTTGATGCAAAAAATAAGTCAACTGATGTTAAAAATGCACCATTTTCATCAACTTTAAATGTTTGTGATAATGGGTCTATACCTACACTATTTCTACCTGGTATTGTTCCTAAAGGTGAACCATTAACTCTTCCACCTTGCCCTCTTCTTCTATTTCTTCGAGCAACAGATGGACTTGGACTTGGACTTGGACTTGGTCCTCCACCATTACCACCGTTGCCGCCTCCGCCGCCACCGTTGCCGCCTCCGCCGCCACCGTTGCCGCCTCCGCCGCCACTTGATTGGTTGCCACCACCACCACTTGATTGGTTATTGTTGTTATTACTTTTTCTACTAAAGAGACTTCGTACCCTGTCTAAACCCGATAATATTTTATTCTTCTGTGCCTCTAATCGACCCGCAGGAGATATTCCAAAAGAACCTGCTTTTAAGTCACTACCTGATGGAATACCAGTTCCAAAAGTACTTGCAGCATATCTTCTAGATAAAGCACCTTGAGAAACTGTGTTTGATGGTTGTCCTGTAAAATATGTTCCTCGTTCATCTGTTACACTCGCACCTGATCTTTGTAATGCTCTGGCTTCTTGGACAGTATATTTTTTATATCTACCATCCCATGTATATCTATTTGTTATAACGTATCTTTGTCCACCACCACTTGTATAATTATAATAATATGCAGGTGGTGTTCTAATGGTAACGTTAGTTGATTTAATCGTATTTACTTTTCCACTTGTTACATATTCAGTAACTGCTGAACTTATTAATTCAGAACCTAGTTGTGGATCTTCATTTACAATACTGGATGTTAATTTAAACGTACTTGTGCCTGTTTTAAATCTTAATGATGGAGGTGGATCTGATAATGGATTTCTAAAGAAGAATGAACCATAAAGATCTCCAAATGTGTCTGCAACCAATCTAACATTTGTCACTGTTGCTTGTGCTTTACTTGTTTGTCCAAGTAAAGTTACTGATTCTGAGTTTGGAATGTATCCATAATACTCTCCTTTTGCCTCATCTATCAAAGAGTTGATATCAACATTTAAAACTGTTGAAGATGCTGAATAAGATGTTCCTAAACTGCTTGTTGTATCATATGGATTAGCATTAAATGTTTTAGTTGGTGAATTTATATCTCCTTCTTTATGATCAGGTTGTATAATTCTAAATATTGCAACTCTTTTTCCGTCAACTGTAGCCTCTACTTTTTCTCCCTTAGTAAAAATACCATTTACCATTGACATTTCAATTAGTTTTGGTAAGATATCAATACCACTTGTTTTATCAAAAAATGGATAAAATCTTGTAACAGGTCTTAAACCATCAACAGCGAAACCCACATTACGAGATCGAATATGATCATCTGGTTTTGAACTAAGTTGTACTTTTTCAACATAAGTTCTATCAACAGTACCAGTGATCATTTTTTTTCCACCGTCTATTTCAACATTTCTAATCCAAGTATCATTTGCAGGATCTAATTTTACTTTTCCGTAAAAACCAGTCAAATTAAATGGGTTAACATTTTCAACTCTGGATGCAAGTGGGTTTCCTAACCATTGAATTTCATCATAATCTAAAGTGATTAAATCACCTGTTTTTCTGACATTAGGATCTAATAGAGGAAGATCTGCTGAGAAATCTGCAGTTTGTGAATTTAAAGATGCATCTAATGCTAATTCTGGTTTTACTGACCACATGTGAGCAGGTGCGGTCATTATATTTTCTTCACCCTCTTTTACTCCTCCATTCAGTTTTTTTCTTCTTCTATTTCTACGAGTGACTGATACATTACAATCTATGTTATCAATATCCATTAAACTGGTATTTTTGAAATCATCAACGAAAAATCCAGTTTTAAATCTAGTTAAACCATCTGCATCTTGAATTTGTAGTGTTTTTGTATCTAATTCAAGTAAACTTAAAGATGAAGTTATCTCTAAATTTTCAATTCTATCTTCTAATTTACCAATATCTCTCATGGTAAATCTTACGTTATCAGTTAATGTAATAATCGCATCATCAGGACTATAAAGATACGCAGGTAAACTTATTACCCCCAACTCCATTGTGTTGTCAGTTGTGGATGGTTCTTTAGGATTAAGTGATGATTCTCCTACCATAATTCCAATGGCACCATCACTTCCTAATATAACTTTATCTTTTCTTGGTAAGTAAAAATTATAACCAATTATTGAACTCTCATTTGGTGATACAATAAATGATGGATTAATAGCATTATTAAAAGTACGATTTGAAAAAGCAAAAGGTGATCCACTTCCTGAAAAATTTGATACCCTTGGTCTAAAATCTAAAGTATCTGATGCTCTTAATCCATCTTTTAGATGTGGAATATCTCCAAATCTTTCTACTGGATATGAATTTACCGTGTAAATGTCACCTCTATCATTTGTAGGAACATCAAATCTATCATAAACTATTAATAATTTTCTAGAAGGTGGTGCAAAATTAGATTTTCTAACTATTCTAGAATAATCATAGTATTGCTCCCTTTGACCTCTATCAAGTTCAAATCTATTTGTGATTATTGTATGATTTCCATTTACAATGTCTTGTAGAGTTGAAGTAATCTGTGACTCTAAGAATAACACAACTTCACCAATAGCAAAATTAGTTGATGATAACATTACTACTTCAACTTCAGTTGCAGATACTCTGCCTACTATTTGTGCAACAGCACCAGTTACGTCACCTAATAATAATTCACCTAACACACTCTGACTATCTAATGATAATCCTGAAGGGAAAACAAACTTATCTAAAGTAGGTGCTAAAGTATTTAAAGACTCAAATACTCCAATTATTTTTACTGCATCAGGTTTGTTTAAAGATATTTCCTTATCCTCTACTCTCAATCCATAACTAGAACTTTGAGTTAATCCAGTTAAAGCAGTGTTTATTCCAACTGCAGTGCTTTCAACAGTTACTCTTTCACTTCTTATATAATTCTTCTGTTTACTCTTTAATCCTTGTTTTCTAAGTGTTGTACTAACAACTATGTTTGATTCACTTGCTTTTAATCCGTTGATAGTAACAGATTGACCATCATTACTTAATACAAATTGATCAGGTGTTAAAGGTTCAATTGTTTTATCCGAATAATGTACGGAGTATCTTTCCTCATCAAAACTCTCATAAAAAGCTGTTGTTAATCCAGATTGAGATAAATCAAAAGTGCAAACCCCATCAGAATTGGTAGCCTCACCTGTAATATTTTTTCCTACTATTAATGATGCATTATCTATGAATACATCAGATACATTTTTATTTTCTATTTCTGAGTATAATCCTTTAGAATCCTCTAAACTTACCTTTGGAACTCCAAAAGCAAAAGTTGTGGATATCTTACTTGTATTCAAAGCACCATTACAAATACCTGCAATTGTTGGTACTGCAGAAAGAGTAACACTAAATCCATCCGCAGAAACTGTTTCAATGCGATTAAATCTTTCAATTGTTTCACCTTCTGGGGTATATCTTAATATAGTACCAGTGCTAACACCCACAAAATTGAATGTTCCATTTGTGGTTGCTCCAGCACCTGTTATTGTAATTTTGTCAGCATTACTGAAACTTGGTGATATCACTCTTTGAAGAACAGTATCAGCCGTAAAACTAACTCCATAACCAGTAACAGAGGACGTATTTTGAAATATTCCTTTTACATCTTGTATACCAAATGTTTCAATTGATTTAATTGATCTGATGATTGATGTATTTTCATTTATTACAACCTGCTCTCCAGCCATAAATTGACCAGTTACATTACTCAAATGAATGCAATTATAGGAACTCGAAACCACTGATGCAAAACCACTTGCTCCACTACTAACACCTCTTACAAATGATGTTACAGGTATTTGACTTGCAGATGTTGCAACATTAAATTCTATTTTTGTGAAAATTTGAACGTCAAATAAATGTAAATCCCATTCCGTAGTATCATTTTCATATGATGCATCTGAAACAGCAAAAGAATATATTCTTGCTTCTCCTATCTTATCACCTTGTTTATTATTATCAATTGTTGTTCTTTTATTATATAATTCAACAGTCGCAGTATCATCGTTAATATTAGGTGCAGGAACACCAGACGCATGATTAACTTTAAAAATAGTTCCCATTTGATAAGGGATTAATGCACTATCAACCTCTTGAACATCTCTGGGTTTTTGAACGTCTAATATAGTAGAGGAATCTAATGAAATATCATATCCTTTAACATACGCTTTTCCCGAAGAGACTTTAACGCACATTAAATCATCATTCGGTATATTTCCATCAGATGTTTCTTCACCAAGTCTATATACTCCACCATCTGGGGAAAATCCATCATTTAAACTATTTAATACATCAATTCTAAATTCATCTAATGAATAATTACCAGACTCTTCATAAGTTCTTTTTGCAAAATAATCTCTTATTAAATTATACTCTGTTTGATTATTAATTACTTTTATTTGACCATCATCAATTCTGAGTAATTCAATAAAATTTGTGTCATTAAAATCAGTTAAAGATTTTTTTGAAAGTTCTGTTTTAATTTTTAATCTATCTGCTCCTGGTGCAGCGAAATTAGAAAAACCTCTTGCATTATCATATAATTGAGGATCATCTTTAGCTGTGATTATCTGCTCATCTATTGTTAAACCAACTCTGTATGATGGATATTGATTATAAGGATCTAAAACAATTTTGTCATTAGGTACTTCTACAAAATTACCTCTGATAAAATATACACCAGCTGATAACTTAGCGGCAGAACCAGTAAAATGAGAATCTACATCCACCAATTTCAAAACTGTTTGACCTGCAGTTATAGTAGTATTGCCATATACGAATGTCTCTTCTACAATTATATTTTCTCCGTCAAAAGGAAACGCTGCTACATTATCAGGACCTGAACTTAAGTATTTTACAAAGATAGTAGGTTGTTCTATTTGATCACTATCTTCAGGATAAAGATAATCATCAATTGTAAATTGTACACCTGTAACCTCAGATTTTAATTTTTTATTTTTTAATTCGTCCAAATATGATATAACTGGCACTCCTAAGTGTTCAGGTTCTATAATCATAGAGTAATACTCAGGATCATAAGCAATACCACCTGGCACCACCATAGAACCATCCTTGAACATATGAGTTCCAAATTGTTCAACTTGATTTTGAAGAATTGACTGTAAAGTGCTTAATTCCCTTGCCTGAACGGGGAAACCAGGTTTAAATAATACTTTATAAAACTGATCGTCCTTATCAAAATCGTCATAATAAGGACTAATATTTAGATTTGTTTTCTGTGACATTTTTTAAAATTCCAAGATGATTTTGATATCTTCTTTTTGTCTAGAGTTTCTTGTTATTGTAGCTCTATTATCTAGATAAATTAATTCACCCGACCCTTTATTTATCTCAGGATTAGCAAGACCATTTTCAAAGTTTACACCTAGTGAAACTACTTTATTACCAGATGGATTAGTGCTTATACCACTAAAATTTTGGTCAACTGATGCTTGAAATCCTCCAGCGGCATTAATTGGTTCAGCACTTGATTGGAAACTTAACACTTTTGCTTCTGAACTCAAATTATTATAATCAGTTTGATCTCCTGTAGTATCATTAAAATACAATGATCTATCTTGGTAATATTTTAAAACATTTGTATCTGAATCAAATGAAACAATATATCCTTTTGCTGTTCCTTCAGTGACAGTTTGTGTTATTTTTTCACCTACTACAGGATCACCAGTTGGTGATATGACTTTTATTGCATTAACACTTGAAAATTCACTTGCTGTGAAAATAGTCGTTGATCCAACTCCATTTACCACTGGATTTTTGATTATACTTATTTGTGCAAATTTAGTATCAGTTGGAAAATCTTTAGTAGAATCATCAAATCTAGCATAAACAAGTAACTTATCGGTTCCTAGTTCTTTATATAAATCAAAACCATGACCTCTAGATGGAGGTATTATTGGGATTAATTTTGCTCTAACAGACGGAGTACCTAAACCTTGAATACTTCCTAAGTCAACCATACCAAAAGTATATCCTGTTCCACCTGAAGAAATTACAGCTTTTGTTATTTTTCCTTCACTATCAGTATCTATTACAACTTTTGCACCTGATCCATCTCCAATAATATCTACCTCTACACCACTCAGATTGGTTTGATAACCAAATCCTTGTTTCTCAATGTAGATTTTTCTTATTTGATTGTTGTTAACAGTTGAATCACCATTTTCTCTAACTGCTTGAATTTGAGTTGTCGATGAAGTTGGCCAATTACTAGGGACAGAGATGTATTCTGTAGAATCAAACTTTATTATATCACCAGGAGGCACTGTAAACAAATACTTCCATATATAACCATCACCACTTTCACCTGCTCTTGAAGGTTCTAAATCAGTAAAAACGGGTTCATCTTGAGATGCATTTCCTGTTGTATTAATTCCACTTGATCCATTATCTAAACAAATATAAACATCAAAATTTTGATTCATTACATAGTAACTTGTATCATATAATCTTGAATTGCTTGTTATTGGAGAGGGGTTTTTTAAACTATAATCATGACGATACATTTCATATTTTGTTCCCTGTGCCCAATTTCTTCTAGTTATTAATCTTCTTACATTATCCCCTGTTACTTTTTTTCCAAAAGTCGTTGTATCATTTACGTGATTTATATAGTTTATACTGTCAATGGGATTAGGTGTTTCTGTATTCCAAGTTTCACTTCTTCCAAAACCAACAATTGGAGAGGTTGGGTTAGCAAGTCCTACGACAACATAATAAGAATTAGCAGAGTTTTCTACTGTCTCTACGAAATTATTTGCGTTTAGAATTCTAAATTGATCAGTTACAATTGCAGCCATATCATTAGCTTTTTTCTATATTTATACTAGGGGAGATTCTTTCTTAAAGCACCAGTGTCTCTAAGTCCAAAATCTCTTCTTTGAATTGTTGGGAAAGTTGAAATACCAGAGTATAATGTTTTACCTGTTACTCCAATAGATATGGGATTAGAAGATCTAACAAGACCATTACCCGTTAATCTACCCCATGAGAATCTACCACTAAATCCAGTTGATGATGTAACTACACCTGTTGTATTTACACCTGTCATTATATTGCATATAATTGATTTATTAGATAAATTAATATCATCAATTAAATAAACATTATCCAAACAAGTTGTTCCTGTTGAAACAATAGCCCCATCACTGAAAACAGAAGTGACACCATGACCGACATTAGTGTCAAAAATGTAAACTGGATATCCAACTTGTAAATTAGAAAATACACCTTTTGGATTTCCAGAACCTGCTCCTGTGTCCTCACTCAATGTAAATTTAATAGCTGTTGCATTTCCATTTACACCACCTGTGACTGCTATTCCTATCACATCACCATCAAATCCTTGAACATTAGTTATTAGATCGATATCCTCTTTCTTCAAAGTAGGAGATGGAGCTATAACTTGAGGGGGTTTAGTTTGAGTGTACCCAAATCCAGGATTTGTTATGGTAACTGTATTTAGACTACCATTAGATACAGATACTGTCGCTGTTGCAGTTGTTAATCCTGCTGGAGGTGTCGTAGAAGTTGTAATTGAATAATAGTTGTTAGTAGCTGGTGCAGCTATAGAGACAGTTATAGCAGAACCAACATAACCTTTTCCTGCGTTAGTAATGTCTAATGATTGAATTGTACCTGCAACTGATACAATTGCAGTTAATCCAGCAGCAACTAAATCTGTTGATTCAACTATCAAACCTCCAATTGCTCCTATTTCAAAATCATCAGTTGTTGAAAAATCCTCTTCATAATCAAAGAATGATGCATTATCAACAAATAAAATGGTATCACCAACACCAACATCGGATATTATCCTTGCAGTTGGATAAATTAAAGGTTCGATAGAATCCCTTGTTTTAAATACTAATTCACCATTTATTTTCTTATCTATTTTTTGTTTTGTCCACTGCAAAGGTTTTGCATTTATTTCATCAATTCCAAGACCATTATATAAATTGGTTTCAACTTCATCTGAACTTGATATTGAATATATCACTCTTGGATCTTGAGATGTTGTGATTCCTGAATTCTTAATCAGTTGAACAGAGTCACCAACTTTGATTGTTGGTGCAACTGAAGCTCCAGCTGAGACTTGAACAGTATCTACACCTTGAGTGCCTTTATAGAAGAATATATCTATTATGTCAGTTGGATCTGGTGCTTGAGTAAATTCAAAGGATGTTCCTCCATCAAATGTAAATGCTTCACCAGGATCTTGAACAACACCATTAACAAATATTAAAAGTAATGATTTTAAATCAAGTAAAGAGTCGTCTGCTTTCTCAAAACTTAAAAGATTAGCATTGTATATTAATGGGAATCTTGTCCTTTCACCATCTTGAAGTTCCTTTATTGAATCAATAAAGTCAAATTGACCAAAATTCCATGATGAGTATTGATCATTAAATACATCTGTTACAGTCAATTCAAAATCAGTAAGAGTTGTTACACCGATTGCAGTCACTAAACCTACTGGTTTAAATACATCACCTAGTTGGAACTGATATCCTGTATTCTCCAACACAAAACTAGATACAGTAAATAATGTAGATCCAATTCCAACTGAAGTGTTTGCAGCACTAACACCAACAGTTATCTTAGCTCCAGTTCCTGTATCGGTGGTTGACCCGATACCTCTTCTAGAAACACCAGTGACTGGTAAATTTGAATAAGATGGAGATGAAACTTGTATTTGGGGTGTTTCATATCCTGTTCCAACATTATTAATTGTAAATGATAATACACCACCATCACCAGCTACTGCCGAAATATCAGCACTTGAACCATTACCTGTTAAATCAGTAACTGCCACTGATACTGGATTTCTATATCCAGATCCAAAAGTTAAATCATGTAAGTATTCAAATGCAGTTCCTGAACCAACATAATCATGAGATTGAGTTGAAGATCCTATGCTTACTATGAATGTCTTCGATGATAAAATTCCAACTAAACCAAATGAGGTATCATTTGCAATAGGTAAAGAAGGATTAAATGTTAGACCATCTAATCTTACAAATTCATTAATATCTCCAAAATTATGATTTGTTGAAGTGGTGACTTCGAGTTCACCTGTTAAATTATTGTATGAGGCTGTGCTTATTCCGTATGATGAACCAGTAGTAGCCACACCTACAACACCTACAATTGTGCTTCCTCCAGCACCCACAGTTGCCTTTACTCTTGCACCTACTAAGGGTGCAACACCTAAACCACCAGTTGAACCTAATGATACAATAACACCACCTCTTGGTAATTGGTTTTGATTAACATCACTATCGTTTATAATTAATGAACCATTGCTTGAGGTAATACCAGTAAATACAATATTTGTTGCTGTTGTCCCTATACCAGCAAAATCATAATTATTATTTAAATTATTAAATGTAGTTGGTGTTTGGAATATTCCATTTAGTAATAAAATACTACTACCAGTATTAATACCAACTGTATCAGCACCACCCACTTTTACTCTATAATTTTGATCTATTCCACTAAATTGATTTGATATATCATCAAATATTACGTTGGTGCTATAATCTTTTCTAAGGAAAACTCTACCAGTAAATTTAGACCTAACAGGTTCTAAATTAGAAGCAGTTCTTTGTGTTCTGTTTGTTCCTCTTGGTGCTTCAGTAAAATGAACAGTGCTGTCAACAATATTATAACCACCTGAGAATAGTCTCGTTACATCATTAATAGAGTGATTTGTTGCAGCTGACCCAATAAATCCTCTATTAACTTCAATTAAATTAATATTACCAGTTTCAGTTATTGGACCAACAGATGTAGTTCCTAAACCTACATTTGTTATTTCCATAAACTCATTATTAATTTTAATTGTATCTCCAGTGTTTATTGACGATATACCTGCAACACTGAATAAAGTTTGACTATCAGTTATATTTGATTCTAAAGTTGTTGATATAGGGGTAAATGCAATTGGTGATTGTATAACTCCATCAATGGACATCAATGCCTTCTCATTTTTCTTAAACATTTCAAATTCATGATTGTTACCTGAACCAGAAGTTAAAAATGTTAAAGCGATGCCAGCTAATGCATCAGCTTTATTTTTCGCAACTAAAAATTTATCACCATTATTTTGTAATATTCCACCTTTAATGGCAAATAATTCAGTTCCAGAGGCTAACGCACCACCTGCTGTTGTAATTCCTGCGACACTTGCACCTGTGAATGTTGAACCAGGTGAATAAATTATTTTTTCACCAGTTTCAAAGAAATGATCAACTATGTTAAACTCACCAGTTGCCAAGTTTAATACGTTTGGATCTGATGGATTGAAGTTCTTTTGGAATATTGGTTTAGTATTACTCTGTAATACAAAACTTTTTTTATTTGATCTTGTTCCATTAATTGCATCATATTGTGCTATAGATAATGATTCAGTAACAGTGCCATATTGTAAGTCTAATGGTAAATTTAATAAATCAAGATCCTTGTAGAATATTTTATTAAAAACTTGCACTTGTACATTATTTGTTCCACCAGTAAATTCGGGATCTGGATGGAAATTGAAGTTTAAATTATTACCTTTTAATGAGGAGGAGAAAGTTCCAATTCCAGATGTACTACCTATTGATAGGAAGGGATATTGTGTGGTAAATGTATCTGATTCATCATGCACAACAATAACTTGATGTAAAGCACTTGTAGAACCACTTGATACCCTTACAATACTCTTAAAACTAGATACCTCTTCATGTATAAATGATGATACTGTTGTTGCAGTTGAAACGTTAGCATAATTTGATTCAAATCTAACAGTTCTTTCAGAACCATCAATTTGTCCTGATGATTTAAATCTATATGTTCCAATTCCAGCAGCAGTTGTACCAATTCCTATTACAGAAGATTTAACAAAAATTTCATTTGCTTCATCATTCACAAAACTAATAGAGAAAATATTTGTAGAAATTCCACTTGTAAATTCACCAATTGAGTTTGATACATCAGTACCCTCAGAATCAGTGAAGAATTCAGAAATATATGTATTTGTACCATCATGAGTTGCATATAATTCAACAAAATTCGTTTCAGTTGTTGTTGGATCTTTTACCTCAATTGAAGTGAAAAATGCATCAGTATTGTTAATATTTGATGATATAAGTTCAGAAGATGAACCTGTTGATACAACTTTACTGCTTCCAGTTAAATCTATAAATCCAATAGATTGTGTGCCTATACCTGCTAAATCTGTGTTAAATGTATTTTGGAATATCTTTAAATCATAATCATTATTATCAGCATCATCAGGTTGGAATATTAAATTTATAGAATTAGCAGCAGATAGTTCAAATTGGAGACTTCCAAGTTCAGATGTAGATGTAACACCTATAGTCTGTGTAGCAGTAAATATATCATCTTCATCTACAAAGAGAACAATATCTGATAATTGAATATAATTATTATTTGGATTTCTAAGTTGAATTAAATATCGTGCGTAATTAGTGTTTATTGGAATATTTAAAAACTTAGATAAAGTTGTTGAAGTATTTGAAAATAAGGAACTTATATCATCAATTTCTAAAACTCGGTTAGTTCTACATTCAATATATGGTGATAATTTTGTATTTTGTAATCTAAGAAATTTAGATTTATTATTTACAACATCTACATCTACAGCAAAATCAAAATTGTTTATTGTATCAACTCTTTTTTGATCAATTATATCTAATGCTAAAGTATCAAGGAAAGTTGTTGTTGTTACACCTGCACTCGTTGCAGAGGTTATTCCAACATCAGCAAAGTTTTTGAGACCACTAGTATGAAGAAGACGATTGACTGGATTTATTAAATCCTCATAAGTTATAGAACTTTTTACGGTATAAGATAAATTTTGATAGTAATTATTATCAGCTATAACCTGATAATCTTGATTTAATTTACCAATATCATTTCTCCACCCCTGATCTTGTTTCAATGAATAATCTACTAAGAACTGACCTTTATTATTAACTATTTGATTAATAGTTGCTACATTACCACTATTTGATCCTCTAATTTTTTGTCCTGCAAATAAATCGAATGCGCCTGGTTGGTCTTCAACAATTTTTATAAACTCATCTGTAGATTCAGAAACTGATAATTCTAGAGGTCTGAATACATCACCTATTAATGCAGATATTTTTTCTCCAACAACAAAATTGAAAATTTTCTGCGATACTTCAAAAACTGGGTAATCATCTTTACTTACGATTTGTGCAAATAGATTTTGATTTGTCTTTGCAACACCTGGATTACTTGTTATGTTAGATAAATTAAATTCAACAGTTGCTGGATTATTATTAATCATTGATGTAACTTCAAAGAATTTAAAACCATTTTCATCAGAATTAAATCCATCACCACCAGTTATTGTGTTATCTGTATACTGTTGTATTCCCTCTACAAATATTTTTTCACCCACTGTAAATGGTGATGTGCTAAATCCTAAAATTGGTGTCACCAACGTACAAGTAACGATACCTGTTGAGGGATTAAA